CTGTTGCCGTTATAGCTCCGCTGACTGTTAGATTATTAAGTATTGCCACATCTTCTATAGCAGTTATAGCTCCGCTGACTGTTATAGTTCCTCCGACTGTTAGGTTTTTTTTAATGGATGTGCCACCCTCAACTATAAAAGCACCCGTAGATTCGGATGTAGATTCTGCTGTTCCTTTAACATTAAGCATCCCGTTAGATACTATATCATCTTCAATTGTAACTAATGTACTACCATCCCAACTATGGAATCCATACGCCCCAAGGATGCCAGCTACGGGAGGTCTAAATAAAAAACCCCAATTTTCATCACTATATGGCAATGATCCTGCTTGATAGGCGTCATTTATTTTTATTGCGTTTGTTGTATTAACAGTCAATGCCCCTGTCATAGTATCGCCAACTTTCTTAACTAGTTCATTATCAGTAACAGTCTCAAAGTAATTTATCCAAAGATATGAGAATCTAGCTATCCAGTTAAAATACTGATACACTGGTTTTTCTAATCTTTCAAACCCTTCATTTTTCTTAGTCTCTCCTGGTGCAATAACGTTGTTTAGTCCCGTAGTTCCATCTATAACATCATTTCTAGCAAATTCCGGTTTATCCGTGGGCTTTGTTGCCATATGTAACTCCTTAAATTATTTTATTTTTATATTACAATTGTTTGTAACTCTCCACCAATGTCTTCGCCTATACTGTTAAATCCAAATGCCATTATGTCACCTTCAAATCCAAATGGTATATTAGAACCCGATGTCAATAGTACTTCCACACCTGCTGGACAAAATGCTTCTATTAAAGTAGAAGATCCTATAGTAAATACTACATTTGCATTTATCTGTAGTACACCGTTTCCTACATTTAAGATCTGTACAGAACTTGCTCCAAATATCCGTTGTATAGCAAGTATAAGGATTTCAGGTGTACCACTACCATTATTTATTACAACTTTTGTTTCTATCAATTGCCTGTAGGGTTTATCAGCTAAACCATTTCTGACTATACCTTGTATATCACCTAATACATCTAGCTGTACACCTTCTGCAGTATCTAGCCAATAATTATCTCTGATTTCAAATAAAGCCGTTTCAATATCTGTAGCCTGTACATTATCAGATTCTAAAACATCAACAAATCTAGGTTTATTTTTATACTGATCTATCAGTAATGGTAAATTAACATCATAATCAGTGATTTGTACAATTTCTTTACTCATTTTAAACTCCTATGGTGTTAGTACTTCTACAGTGATTCTATCAGTAGCAAATACTGCTTTTTCTCTATCAGTTATAGCAATATTAGAACTACTGTAAGTAGGCGTATCTCCTGGATTTGTTGTAGCATCTATAGTAATTTCAATACTACTAATTCCGGGAACTGTATAAACTGGTATAGCAATCCTTTGTGTGATAACATTTGCACTTACTGATATATTAGAAGTATCTAAACTCCAGTCTACAATTGCTTGTTTAATTTGATCGTCACCACCTACGGGGTATGTCTCTTCGTTATATAAATCACGTTTTACTTTTACATGTACGTACTGTGGTACGGCTCTACTAAATAAAATAGCCTGATCAAACCCTTGGCTATCTTGTATAGTTACACTTTCATTTCCGTAACTAGCAATTCCTGCAGGTTGTATCCTCCAAATATTATCAGCAATATCATTATCAGTACCCCCTTCAATTACAGTTTCAAAACTTTTTGGGGGCCTACCTTCTGAATCAATTACACTTGTTCTATTGGAGTAAATTGCTACACTTGTAACATCTTCAACATCATTAAGTAAACCACTTCTAATAGATTCTTCTGTGGCAAAACCCTGTATTACAGATCGCTGTCTTCTTATACGTAGTTCTGCATCGGTTTCAGAAAATCTACCTGTGATTCCTGCCTCCCTATTGTTTATACTGTCCCAGCCTGTAACAGGAGTACCTATAATAGTCAATGTATTAGCAGGTAATGTAAAAGCTCCCGCATTTACGGCTGTAAAATTACCTATACTTCCAACTAATTCAATGTCTATATTACTAGTTACAATAAAACTAAAATCTAGTACATCATCTATAGTAAGTTCTAATTCTACTATGTCTACTGTAGTGTTTCCTGTAAAGGTGCCAGCATCTATAAGTACTTTTAATCCATTTAAGATTTCTAGTTCTGTATCAACCCCTACAGCCGTGTAGGCATAAGGTGTACCATCTATAGTTACAGTGTAATCATTTCCTATAGTAACATCATTTATAATTATTAAACCATATTGTGCTATTGCCTTTGTAATAGTTGTAACAGCTTCTAAAGCATACGCAAATTCCGTATCTTTCTGTTTTGCTAATTTCATAGCATCTACTACTGTACCATCGTCACCAATCAATAAAGCATTATTTACTGTAGTAGATGTAGCTCCCAATCTTTGTACACTGTTTTCTGCTACTATACCGTCAAGACTAGTACCCGTGGATGTATTAGGATTCCTTGAAGTGTAAATCTCTTCTGCTCCGTCCCACAAATCAGCATCTCTTTTGGATAATAAACCAATTAATTGCCCAAATCTACTAGAAGCATCTAGGTCAATATCATCCCCAAATATATTTTTGAATGCCGTTTCTAATTCTGTCTTTGTTTCCGCCAATGTTTTCTTTTGAAAACCTGTACTCGTTACAAATATATTACTCATACACTTTTACTCCTATATTAAAATTGTATTGCTTATAGTAGTATCATCTACTAAAACTTTATAAGATACCTGAAAGTTTCTTGTATCTGGAAAATATTGTGTTTCAAAACTAATTACTTCTTGTATTTCTGTAATGGAAACAATCTGTGTTAAAAAGATGGTATTTATTAAATTGATATCTGGATTTTTTACTAAGACTGATTCAAAATATGGTACACCTTGTGTTCTATCTAGAAACCATTCGCCTTTAAAAAAAGAAAGTTTGTTTTCCATTTTAGTACTGACAAATTCACTATTATTTTCAGTGAATTTTAAATCAAAATTTGTAGTAGTAGCTAAATCTTTTGTATTAAAATCTAAATATAAATCTTTCATATTATTCTCCTGTTATCTTGGTTTGCCCTGCAGCTATAACCTCTACAGTTATGTTATATGTACAGGCTTTAGTACCACTTGGTGACGTTGGTTCTGTACCGGTCATTAAGATTGGAACTAGATTTTTATCACCTGTTCTAATTACCGACTTGTTTTCTACTTTATTTTTAATAGATGTAGGTACTATACTACCACCACCCGTAGCCTTTGCAGAAGTTCCGCAAGATCCGTTTACACCATTAGATACAGCTATAATCATATCACCACTATATATACCTTTACTTTCTGGGACTTTTTTAGCTTTTATAGATGGTAAAGTGGTTATTGATATATCACCAGTTCCCCCGCCTGCTTGAATTGATAATGTACAACCATCTACAGCAAGTTCTTTTTTAGCCATTATTGTGTCACCTCTAAATTACCATTTATAGTGGTAGTAATACCTGTCATCTCCACTGTATTACCTGTTAAATCTTCTAGTAAAATGCCATTGCTATCTACTGTAATTTTATTACCGTTTTTATCTTCTATAATAAAATTATTTGTTTTATCTTCTATAATAATTTTGGTATCTTGGAATTGTAGTATGAACCCTGCATCATCCGCTTTTATATCAGGTACTTTTTTAAAACTGTAAAGTCCTGGAATTGCTATACAATCTGTTAAATCAAATCTGTTAGCATCGTCAGCTTCCTGTATTCCTCCTTGACTTAAAAAATTACCTATACTAGATTCACTAAATACAAGTAGTACACCATCTCCCTTTTTTAGTGGGTACAACATATTAAAAGCGGATGATGATGGGAACATAACAGGTACATTTTCAATAGGATCTATTTGTACTACTTTGTTTAATGATGTACGTATCTTAATAAGTGGTTGTACCTTAGCGTTACGTTCTTTATGTCCACTATATTCTACTATCTCGCCTGGAATTATAGTGTGTAAATCATCTAAACGTCCGTCAAGCCACATATCCATGATATCAACAATGTTTTCTTTCATTATTCAACCGCCTCTAAATCTACAAGAAAGTCCCCACCATAATTATTCCCATAAAATCTTACTTTTTCTAGGATATAAGAACCATTTAAACCACTGCTAGATACATTTATTAAACCATTAGGTCTAAGTTTAGGGTTCATTAAAACAGTCATATTTACCCTTGCTCTAGTATCGTCTTCATTTTCATTATTTACTTTTTCAACCGTACCGATAAGCCCCGAACTTGGAGTGATACGTGTGACACCGAACTTACTACTTTTACCCCCCTGTTTAAATATTACCATTTCATTACTATCAAAATATAGTTGCGTTTCATCTACCTGTAATGTTTTATTTATTTTCCGTATTAAATTGTTTAAAGTACCAACAAATACAAAGCCATTATTTAATTTTATATTAGCATTCTCTACACCAGCTACAGGTATGGATAAAATACCTGCTAAATCATTTATAACTTGACTTAAATTACTACCTTTTTTATATGAGAAATTAAAAGATCTGTTAGCTAAGCCCTCTTGATTGGAACTAATATCTTTCGCCTGTATTGTAGTTATCCAATCAACACCTTGTTTTTTACTGTTTACTTTGTCCACAGTACCAAAAAATATAATTCCTATATTACCTTCATCAGCATAACCCGCTTTAAATCTTATGTTACTATCTTTTTTTAGTATCTCTGTACGTGTGGATTCTTTAGCATTGTAAACTGTAAAAGTAGCTGTATTGTTTGCTTGTGTAGTAGACCTAGAAATGTCAAAGTCTATATCTAATTTAGCTATTTCTAATCCTACATCCCCTTGGCCAACTATCAATTCAATTTCTCTTTTAAATGCCATTTGTTGTACTCCAAGCATCCACTTCAGTAGAAGTTAAATATTGTAGTACCCAATCTACACCGAAATTATCATATGTTAATTCTGTACTATCTACATCTGTAATTCTAGTCACTAAAAAGTCACCTTTTAAATCTGATATTATAGCTTTATTTTGATACAATAATGGAAAATCTTCTACTAATCTTACACCTTGTATCGATGATGATGCTGTAACCAAATCCATAAACCAACTACCATTCCGGATATTATATATTAAACGTACTGTGCAACTTATTAAATCTAAATCTATATTAAAAGTAAAATCTGAACTACTGTTTTGAAATATTGGCAATTCTATCATCTAGTAACTCCTGTCCGTTTCCCTACATTTACGTTTGGACTTGATTGTTTATTTTGATCTGTACCCATATCAGCAAGTTTTATTTTAGCATCTAATTCTACTTCTTGTAAACTTACTTTTGTTACAGTTTGAAAACTAAAATCAGCAATTAAAGCCTCACCTGTGTCACTATCTCTATTTGTACTGATAGATGTTATAGCAACGTCCTCATAGACCTTTAAAATAGTTACTACAGTCACTAATTCATTAGATTTATATAATTGTTCAATTTTATTAAACGCATCTTGTGCCTTGTTTATAGATGGTGTACCCTCGTAAATACTAAAGTTAGTAATTAACCCTGCTACAGTTCCAGTTCTTGTCTGATTTTCAATATGGTCACTTATTGTACTGCCGTTTTCTATAGGGTAAGATGTAACAGAACTGGTAAAAGAATGTCCTTCACTTAATATCAAATCAAATGTAATTGCCCCCGCACTATATGTTCTATTGCCTTTAAATAGTAAGGTCGTTGGAATTTTAGCCATATTATACCTTCCTAGCGACTAATAATTTTTGCAATTCAATTTGGAATATTGCTTGTGCATCCTGTACACCTCTTTTTGTCTGTGCTGGATCCCCTGCTCCTGTTACGTTTATATTACTATTAATATTTACATTACCAGCGGATTTATCAGGTGTAAGTCCTGCAATAATTTGTGCCGTATCAATAGGTTCTAGGTTATCTATATTCACTCCTGGGATACTGTTTAATCTATTGATAGTTTTATTTAATATTTCAAAAACCCAATTTATTATGCCTAATATACCCGTGATTATCTTCATCATTGAATCGTTAATAAACTTAGTTACTTTTTCAAATACGCTACCAAGTTTTTCAAAGATAGGAATTAAATATTTACTTACAACCGCTACTAAAAAACGTACTAGTTTAATTATAAGTGCAATACCTTTTCCCATGATTTTAAAAAACACCATAAACATCATCATTCTAAGTCTAATAGATAGTGCTATCATTTTTGCCATAAAACTTATAATAGGTTTTAATAAGGGCATGATTAAAGCTAAAACATCCGATATTAACGCACCTAGTTCTTCAAATATTGGTAACATATCACCAAATACTTCCGCTAGTATATCTCCTATAGCACCTAGAACTTCATTAGCAATTATAACCAACAATTCTATAATAGTACTTAGTACTTCTACTATAGGTTTTAATGTAGCTTGTAGTATTGCCATTAGGGGTGTAACTATTTGTGTAATTACTTCCCCTAGTTTTTCAAACAAAGGAATTAACGGATCTACTAAACTAAATATATTAGCTATTATTTCTAGTAATGGATTTATTATAGCAAATAATGGTTTAATTAAACCTAGTAATACAGGTACTAATTTCATCACTATTTTTATAATAGGTAGTAATGCTTTTGCAATAGATTCTAACATAGAACTAAGGTCTGTCTGTATCAGTGTTATTAAATCCAAAGCTATTTCTTTTATCGGTTCTAGTAAAGTAGTACCTACACCTGCTAATGCTAGTTTTACGTTATCTTTTAAAGTACTGATTATTCCAAATAATGTTTTACTTTGTTTTATCATTCCTTCAAAAAATATACCGCCTTCTCCTGTCATTGATTTAAATGCTTGTGTTACGTCATCAGCTGATATAGCACCTTTACTAACTGCTTTGAAAAATTCATCACCTACTAAACCAGTTTGTTCTTTTAGTGTTTTAAATATCGGGATTCCACGTTCAGCAAACATGTTTAATTCTTCCATAGATGCTTTACCTTTTGTTTGTGTTTTACCGTAGGCTAATACTAAACCTTTTAATTTTTCAGTATTTCCACCGGCGGAATCCCCTAACATTTTCATTCTATCAATTACCTGATCTTCAGCAACACCAAACGATAAGAGGTTCTGTGTACCTGTAGCTAAATCTTGTAAAGAAAATGGTGTAGATGATGCGAAATCTTTTAATTTTTCCATCATTTCAGTAGCCTTATCTGCACTACCTAACATAACTTCAAACTGTACCGTAAGCATTTCCATGTCGCCAGCAATCTTAATAGCCGATACACCTATAGCCAGTATACTACCAACTATAGCTGCACCTACTGCTACCATAGAGCCTTTAAACTTAGAAATCTTTTTTTCTGCACCTTTCATTTTAGCTTCATCTACTTCAAAGCCTATTACATTTACAAGTTCCCTAACTGTCATATTAAAACCTCTTACCAGCTTGTTTTTGTTTAGAACTTTCATCCATTTTTTTGTCCTGATATGCATTAGATACTTTTTCGTAATCATCAAACATATCTAGTACAGCATTAGCTTTTTGAATATCTACAAAACTAATGCTATCTTGATGTAATAGAAGCTCCATATCTTTTGATACTAACCTCCAATACATCCACTCTTCTTCAATTTCTGGATCTAATGTACCCACTGGACCCATATCTTTTATTAATTTTGACCGTTTAAGTTCAAATTCTTTAGAAAGTTTGTTTTCAACGTTCCTCCACCCACCAATTCGAAAAAAGCAAACCTATTCGCCTTCATAATTTCAACTAAAAGTTTAATTATTGTAAGGTTCTTACCGGCGAATACATCGTTAAATATAATTTCTTTATTTAACGGTTGTACACCCCCATCTTCACCATTCATTCCTACAAAGTTTATAGATGTTTTCTCTACTAAATTGGAAACCAATCTTTCAAGTGTAGCGTCATCCAAATCTAGTAGCATACTTTGTACAACATCTGCTAGACCTTTCATATCCATATCACTTTCTGCTACATCTTTTACACCGTCCAATGCTTTTAGCATCGGCGCCATTAAAGTTAATATTCTTTTCTCTAATTTTAGACCAACCATTCCCCCAAATTGTAAAATATGAAATTTTAAACCGTCTATTTCAACATCAATTGTGCTAAGTGCCATTATACATTACCTCCAATGTATGTAACCGTTTGTGCGCAAGTAAGTTTCCATTCTCTACCTTCTATTCCATCACTATATGTGATATCAGGTTCACACATAATATAAGCATAAGGGGAAAAGAAAAGAGAAGTTCCACTACTATCTTTTACAGTAAGTGGTAAAACACCCGCATTTGTTTCTTTATCAAGTAAGTGTTGCACCATAAATAAATCATTTGTTATACTAGTTTGCATAATAGTAATAGTTACTTCTTTACTAGTGACATTTTTATTTACTCTGTTTGTAGTTCCATCAGCACCAACTACCAATTCAAATGCTTCTCCTGTAGTAGCATTAAAAAATGTACCACTCATAAAACCCACTACTAAAATAGGTCCTAATATAATGGTAACTTTTTTCGGATCGTATGTTTTTAGTGTTAAATCATTAGCCATATATGTTCTCCTTTATATTAAAATTAAACTGATACAGTACCTTGTATTTGTACTGTATGAATTGCACCCTGTAGTGTTGCTGTAAACTTTACATCTGGCAAGTTTCTAGCTATTTTATCAGCTTGTGATATAGTAGCAACTTTTGGGACTGTGACTACATACCCTGTAGTAAGTAAACCCGCCGTGACTGCATTACTTAATGATTCACGTACAAGTCCTTCAATAATTGTAATTCCATCGTCTGTATAAGGTATCTTTCTAGTATTAACTAATCTACCAAAGATATTTTCAGCCATTCTAGCTTCTAACCAGTCTAAACCTCTAATGATATCTATGTATTCACCACCTACTACAGTTCCAGATTCTGTAATGTTTACACCGGCAGTAGTTGTATAAATGTTACAATTTTTGTCTAGTGCAAATGTACGTTCTCCACTTGTTAAAGCGTAACTGGATAAGCCTGCAATCCCTTTATATGCCCAAGTTTGTGAGCCAGGATCGTAAGGTAATGCTTCACCAAAAAATCCCTCTGCAAAATAGTTATCATCTTGTAAACCTGAATGATAACAAGCTACTGTTCTATCAAGTGATTTGTCTTTTAAAACACTTACTATATCAATAGTAGAATTAGTAACTACATCAGCATCATTAGTAGTAAAAAAGTAAATCTTCTTTTGTGTTTCTGCCCATGTAGAAACCTCTTCAATATCTTCACCTGTTTCAAATGATATTGTAGCTGTAGGTTGTGTCGCACCTAAAGTAACTACAGAAGTTAATAGTGTGATATCACCACTTTCAATTTCTACCAGTAAAGTTCTACCTGTAACATCTGCGGGATCTACTGTAGCTGTAGAATCTGTAATGTCTGCTTCTATTTGTGCCTTTAAAGCCAACATAGTAGTAGCGTGATCTGTATCAAATGTTACTGAACTAATTGCTACACCATTTACAGACACATTTATTACATTATCTGTAACAAAATCGCCAGTATAAACGATTTTTCCCTCTGCCGTTGGGTTAATAGTAAAAGCATACCAATCATTAGACTGAGATACAATAGCAGTCAATGCCTCTGTCCAAGTTTCTACTAGTTCACTTTTAGGGTTTTTCCTTCCAATCATAATCCTGTCAACCGATGGATTCTGTGCAAATACAAAATTAGCTCGTTTGTATTCTTCTGTAGTTGTTCCCCATCCATCACTCACCATTTCTGCCAAATCGCTATAGTATCTATAACGGTCAAAAGTAGCTGTAGTAGCGTCGCTTGCGAATTCCGATATGATTCCCGGCGTACCAAATCCAGCTACCGCAATGGATTGCGTTTCCCTTGTAATACTGATCTGTACAATGTCTGTAATATTACTCATCAATTACCTCCTGTGTTTCTATATCTAATTTTAATTCTATAGGATGTTCCTCTACACTGCCATCTAAATCACCTGCGATTTCAATAGTTTTAATGTAGCCTGGAATATAAGAATCTTCTTCTACATACGAGACTATAAAATCCCACATCGCCCGTAGTTCTATGTAATTATCACCGGTGTTTACTGTAATATCTTGTACTGTATTACCCGATAATAAACTCACATTGTTTGTACTAAATAAGTCTAATATATCTTGCTGATTTCTAGTACGCAATAACTTTTTTAATAGTGTACCATCACCGCCAACTTCAGTAAGACTTATAGATGCATTATATTGTGTAAAGTAAGTTACTTTTCCAGTAGCATCACTGTCGCTTTGATTACCTTCGCCCATCTCTTCATTATTGATAGGGGGGTACTGCATTGTAATATAGGGTATAGCTGGTCTAGGTGCGTTCATATTGGTTTTTATAATCTTAGACTCATCTGCACCTAAATCCGTTGCTAAGACACTATATATCCATGTATGTAGAAACTCATATAATCCATCTAGTGTCATACATTTTTCCTTAATTCCCCAATATAAAAATTATGTGGTAATAGTCCATGATCCCAATTTTCAAAACCTATAATTTCATAATTTTCATTGTGGTATGTTACTAAATCGCCATTCTGTTTTGTTGTTTCATCTGCTATATTAAAAACAGTATCAGTAATTACTATTACTTTACCAAGATTGTCTCTTCCAATACTTAATACTACAGCTTTCTTTTGATCCATTGCTTGTATATCACCTGTAAATTCTACTACAGTTTCAGTACCTTCTGTCCATGTACCTTTTACCCACGTTCCAGGACTTCTTTGTATATAACTATGTGTTTTTGGAAAAAGTGACGGCATTATCGTTTCCTTATTTTGTAGTTTTCTGCTTGTCTCATTTCGCCTGTATTTATAAGTGGGCTAGTACTACCTTTTATAGCAATTGTTACTGGACTATTAGGTGCAAAATTACCCGTAGTAATAGTCCGTTTTATCTGATCGCTGGTATATACACCTAATCTATTTAGCATTTTAACTGTAGTACTAGTACCTGCTAAAACTTTGTTGTACTGTATATCTGTAAACTTGTTAGTAGCATTTTTATTACTATCAAATGCTTGTCTTGTAAAGGGTCTAGCGGGGGTATTATCATGGCCAACTTCATTTATAATACCCCTATACGCTACATTGGTTTCTGGGTTGGGTGATTCTGTACCAAATAAACCAGAAGCTACTTCCATTTCGTTTAAAATACTAAGTTGTTTTTTTATCTGTTTCCAACCTAGATCTTTATCTATTATAGTACTACCCATATTTTACCCACCACATAAAAACAAGTTTAGACCTGTAACACCTATTACTAAACCAGTAGCAGTAATTAAAGCTTGTAGTTGTAAACCGTAACTAGTCTGAGACAAGTCATCGTTCGCTGATTGACGACTACTTCCAAAACTTATACGCAAATTACTTTCTGTTTTACCTGATACACTACCTGCTACACCTGTTCTCTCAGGAGATGATAATGTCATCATGTGGGCAGTACGTAATGCTACAGCTTGATTATAGTTTACACCAAAACATGATGCCGAAGTCTGATTCTTTGCCAATTTTATAAATACATCCTTGGTAGTAGATGTATTAAATTGCGGTGCAATTGCCTCTAATATCTGTTCTATAGTCGATGCCATTACCTTCTCCTTTTAGAGTTTTTTACATATAAAAGTTAGTCCTGATTCGCCATATTATTTTCCTTAGAATTATAGTTTTTAATTTCTTTAATTCTATCCTGTATAGTTGCTCTGATATCAGGTCTACTATCAACTTTTTTCCATTTTTTAAGTGTAACAATACTAACTGTTTTAGCTACTAACTTTTCAGCTTCAATCTGTGACAATTCTTTAAACTCTGTTGTAATTTTTAAACCATTTGTAGTCTTTTTCTTTACAGTTACTTCAATCAAAGATTCTACTTTTAAATCACGTTTGATACTAGAATATTCTTTTACAACTTCCCATATTTTATCTTCTATATCGTTAATTCCTGGAAGTAAAATAAGTGTAGATTTTTTATCTACAGCATCTTTTCTTGCTTCAGCTATCAGGGGGATTACTTTTACCCTATCGTTTTTCCAATCAATAAACATGTTATGGACTCCTCTTATCCGTTATTATAAAAAAGATGTATAGGGGGTACATGTTATGGACCCCCTATACACACTACAAAAAAGGGCATCTTTTAAATACCATCTCCGTATGCTATCGCTAGTGGATAGTATACAGTTACTCCAGCACATTTTGCTTCTGTAAGGATTTGGAAACCATATCCTTTAGCTTGTGCGGGTAGTTGTTGAAATGGATCTGGCAAATCTAACGTAAGATGATCGTCATCTTTTACATAAACCATTAGCCTGTCAGCTCCAGCAGTACCGGCGCCTTTCAATTCTGATAACCATTCTACAGTATTGATGTATGGGTTGTTTTCTAAAAAGAACTTTAAAATAGTTTTTGCACCACCTCCAGCCATTCTAGTACCAGCAATATAGTTATACTGTTCAATGGGCATTAACATAGTATCAGGGGTTTCTACACCGTTGGTAGGTTCCATTACACCTTTAGATACGATATCATTCATATCAGCAATAATTTCATCAGGTGTTTTTGTATTCCACTCTGAATTAGTAGATGCACCATCAACAATTGTATGTTCTGTAATTCCAGGATAATCAATAAATCCAGGCATGTTATAGTTTAAATCTCCCGCCCACGCCATGGAATCAATTTTCTGATCCGTAGCTCTTTTTGCTGTATTAGCTTTTTTCTGGTTTAGATTTCTCTTAGCCCTCATTGCTCTTTTGATTTCATCTTTATCATAACCGTAAGAATTACCAATTCTGTAAACTTTTTTAGTTTGTTCTGTACCATATACATCTACCCTAGGAGCGTCATCTGCATAATCAGAAATAATTTTACTTACTCCGATACTTGTAAATGATTGAAAAGTAATGCTTGCAGAAGCAGGGTCATCACTTGTATCTACGGGTATTAGTTCCATAGCTTTTAAGTTTTTGTACTTAGTATCATATGTCTTTTTCTTAACTGATTCCAATTCCCTTGCAAAAAATGCAGTTTCTCCAGCATCAAAATGTGGAGATTCTGGTATAATCTCTTTTCTCATCTTCTAACTCCTTATGCCCAAACAATTACAGAAGCTAATTTTTTAGAACCTTTTAGTTCTACCTTAGCTAAATTATCTGAACCTATTACTGTATTATCTGATTTAAATATAACGCCAACGTCAACTCCGTTTGTATCTGAGAATAATGATCCGTTTACTTTAGCAATTTCAAAAGCATTTGCAGTATTATCATTAAATGTCCAAATAATACCAATTGCCATAACTGAAACAGCCTCATCTTGTAAATACCCAGCAGTAGTACAACTACCTGATTTTTGTATAAACATAGCTACACCAACAAATGCCTGATCTGAAATGTATGTAGCTGATGCCGTAACTTGTGTCTCACCTAAAGTAACTACCGAACTAGATACATTATTAACATACCTAGTCCTAATTAAAATAGTTCTATTGTTTACATCTGTAACATCCAACACCGCTTCTACACCTGTTAAACCATCAATTCCAGCAACTACTAGTGCAATAGTAGTAGTGTGGTTTGTAGCAAATGTTACTGAACTAATTGCTACACCATTTACAGACACATTTATTACATTATCTGTAACAAAATCGCCAGTATAAACTAGAGTAGCTGTATCTAGTTTATATGTACTAACTTTATCCTCCTCACCTAAATATGAGTAGACTGGTACACCAAATGCAATGTCTTCTTGTGCTGATTTACTTTCTATTCTAGTTACAGAGTTGTTATCTGCTTTCAAACCCGCAACGGCTATATTCATATCTCCGTATGCTCCCATTATTTACCTCCTCTTGAATTCTTTTCTAAGTCCATCTTATACTGTGTATAAGCATCAACATCAGAATCAATTTTAGTTTCTGGTTCTTTTGAATCTAAAATCTTTTTCTGATTTTCTTCTTCATTTTTCTTTGGAATGGTTGCAAGTGCAGAATCAAATGCTACACCGATATACAATTCATCTTTTCCATCTAGGTTTAAACTAGGTACAAGTTTATTGATTACAGCTGTTTTAATTTCCACTGTACTCATGTCTTCTTTTAGTTCAACCTCTGCTTTTTTAGCGTGTGCAAGTAGATCAAATCTAGCCTTTACCGCTTTATTGATTTCAGCCTCATCAAGTTTTGGAGAGTTTTCCCACTGTTCAATCTTTTGAATTGCGTCATCAAGTTTTGTTTTTGTGACATCTAAATCAGCCTGTAATGTAGTCTGTACTTTTTCAGAATCTGACTTTAGTATATCCAATTTAGCACCGGAATCTAAAGCAAGTTTCTTAGCAGATTTTAATTCTGCAATTACAGCTTCATCAGCTTGATATTCAACATCATCAAGTATAATTTTTCGCATCGTTACCTCCTGTGTATTAGTATTTATTTTTGTCTGCGAATCCCCTTTTAACTGCGAATCCTCTTTTAACTGGATAGATTTTCCTGTACAAATTACCCGTGAAAGTATTGCGTCTTTACTATCCATTTTTATCTTAGATAAATCACCAGCTCTACCTTTATCAACTAAAGCTACATGATTGTATTTTATGTTTCTTTGTATACCATCGTAATTTATGCCCATCCATACTCCCTGAGTCATTTCAACTTCTGCCGTATAACCACAAGACAGCGCCCTTTTCCCGTTCATAACGTCCTGTATAGCATCTTTCTTTGTAATTGTTAGCGGTATTGCTACAGCGTAACTATCGTTGTTTACAGCCGTTCCAGTACTACCTATACCATACTGATCTATATTATCTACATTTACCAATTCGGTAGGATGGTTGTTAGTAAGTGGTATCATCTTCAAACTGTTTAAAGACGCGCTATCAAATACTTCTTCCGGTGGGCGTAATTCTCTTATTACTGTACCGTCCGGATGTCTGTATTCAAATACACCTACATTTGTCACAATAGCGTCACCTTTTAGATAGCCCTCTATTGTTTCCATAAAATTGTTAGTCAACCAGTACTCTGTTTCATCCATTACATCATATCTATTAAATGCTTTCATATTTTCTCCTATTGTATACAGAAGACATAGTCCCGAAAAATGTAGGTGTTGTCCCTGAATATTGCCAGCCTATAGAATCTATACGTCTGTTAGGCATTAGATAAACCTGTTCTTCTATAGCGTAAACTCCGTTATCTGATACATTATACTTTAATGTTTTTATCATATCCTGTGGCATGTACAAATCCTTATAAATCAAAAAAGGCAACCTAATACAATTGGTATGTACTAAGTCGCCTCTGTTTTTCAGTTAGCTAACTAATATTATTTAAAATGAACTCTAACTAATATTATTTAAAATGAACTCTATTTAATACAATTATACTACAATTACAAATAAAAAACAAGCATTATTTTGTAATAAATATAAAATTGTTATCCTTTGTGGTATTTATCATCACTTTTATTAAATCTAGTCCTTCTTTCTGTAATCACATCTATTTTATTAAATGTTTTATTTACTTCAATAATTATCTTGCCGTATTCTAAACCCCTGTACTCATTTTTAATTGTCTCTACTACATTTGCTGGTAATTCCAATATTAACCCCTTATGCTATTATTTGTTTATTTACATCAGCTATAACTTCATTCCAATATGCTTCTGCATAACATCTACATTGATAGTCTTGTCCTGGATGGAGTTCTACTGCTCCAATACTACTTCTACTTTGCCATGTTTTACCACCATCTGTAGAATATATTGTAACATTATTCCATTTACATAATTTATCGTGTAAAGGTTTATGTCTACTTCTTACCCTTTCATCAAATGCTGTAATCCAGATATACCAAGATACACCAACGTCACGTTGTTTCTGTTCTACTACCTGGCTATGTAATTTGCTTACCTGATCTCTAGCTATTAAGTTTACTCTTGTATCAGTGAACTTTTTATTTATCTTTTTTAGATCTTCTTTTAAACTTGCTACGGTTTGTTTTGTTGTGATGCCATTAGAAACTGAATTATATATTGCTTTTCTATATTCTTCAGATAATCCTGTAATTAAGTTTACATTGTTTTTTACCCACTGATTTATAAAAGGACTTTCCCAAGCATCTACAGTAGGTACAGTAACACCAAATACACTTTGTACTACTTTGTCCCACTGCTTACTTGTAAAGCCATAAACTGCACTTCCTATAAGGAATAGTTCTTCTAGTATACTTTCTTTCTCTTGTTCTTTTAACCTTGTCTGTGTATCTATATACTGTTTATTAACATCATCTAATTCATCTTCCCATGCATCATACTTTATAATACTAGAATCTGTGCTGTAATCAATACTATCTATTAAGAACTTTTGATCTTGTTTCCATCGGTTTAGATTTGGGAATATTTCATCTTTTACTATATTTTCAAATCTTTTCATTATAGATGTTAAATATCTTTTATACTTTTTTTCTATTGCTATAGGGTATTGTATTGTAGATTGTTTTTTAGGGTATTTTATAGGTTTAGAAGATTGTAATGCTATAGATGTAGCAAATCGTTTTGCTGATGCTTTACCATCATATTTAATTGGCAAAATTAACTCCTTTTATACAGTTTAAAAAATACTTGTTTCTCATATATAAATGTATATTCTTTATGTGTGTAAGATACCCCTTTTACTCCTCTACATCTACTACAGTATTGCTACTGTAACCATTTGAAAATCTGTTTTCTCTTACATCCGTGGTATCTAATACACCAGCATTCATATAGATCTGGTCAGTTTCAGCTACTACTTTTCTATTAGCAATTTCTTGTGTCTCTGTAAGTTGTACAAGTGGATTAAATATAATTTTAGGATCTTGTACTCTTTTACCTGTTACTAGGGACATATTTAAATAGTTTACTAATACCTGTAAAGGGGGCTGTAGTATATTATACTGTTCTGCTTTTACCCTATCATAGTATTGATCTCTGTCACCTTCACCAGTCGCATTTAATCCGGCAGAACTTTTTCCAAATAGTTTTGATACTGGATATCTACTCACTGAAGACATCAACATCATAAACCTATCTATAATATCCGCTAACCCTGTAATAGTACTAGTAATTTTATCAAAATCTTCTTCACTATCTAGTACTACAGCATTTATAGTACTTTTAGACTGGTCAATAGCATTTAATCTAGCTCTAAATAATGCCTTAGCTTCATCATTATTAGCAATCATACTACTAAGGTTTTTAAACTTGTAAACTATAACAATTAATTCATTTACTATCTGTGTTACATTAGCGATTGTTTCTCCGAATCTACTTAGCATATCATTTGTATGTTGTAGTTCATTTATACCCCAAAACCACCAATCATAAGTTTCACCACTGTATACACTTGTAGTTGGTATACCTTTAAACGTTAAGACTCTGCTTCTATGTACTGTATATGTACTCCCATCTTTTGGAGTGATTACATAATAGGTAGGTTCTCCATAAAATGGACTTTCATGATCAGTAACCTTTGTAGAACTAGGTTGTACTTCTGTTCTATCATAAACCCGTAAATAGCCGATATTTTTTATACTGGTTTCTACTACAGCCTCTTCTAATTTGTGACCATCTGCTATACCCATTATAATGATAGACCCTCCATACAGATTCCTCCACTTGGTTGCTAAATTAAAATGTTTAGGTGAAAATAATTCCATAAGTTTATTACCTAGGTGATTATCAGTATCATTTTCTATTGATATCCATTTCTTAGTCATATCATCAGCAATTATATCCACTATGTTTTTACCTATACCATCGGAGGTGTATATATCAGATAATTCCCTGTCGGAGAGTATCCTACTTCTACTAAAATATGTATGTTCGTGTTTATCTCTTACTGTACCTATCATAGATTGGAAGTTTGACCAGCCATCTTCTCCAAACTTATGGACTATATGGTCTTTTACAACGTCGCCCAATGCTGAATCTAGTATTACTTTACCTTTGTTCTCCGCCATCTTGTATCTCCTCTGTATCTTGTTTTATCAATATCTTGTTTATAAAGTATTTGCATGTTTTATTAGCTTTTAAATCTTCGGGGTTAATATGTACATTATATCTTTTTGTATATGTATGTATGTATAAGCTGTATAGTGTACCATACACAGTGATTTCTACATTTACATATAATATCAATATCTCTATTTAAAAGTACTACACCGTTACATATATTGTACATATTAACCCCATTTACTTATTATACTACTTTACTGTAAAAAAACATAGTATTACTTTATAGTTGCCATAAATCGTTATCATCATCATAAAGCATTTTTCTAATTAGAGAACTAGCGGAATCTGGGCAATCATCGGGTTCAGAACCTTCCATGTAATCAAGTATTTGATTTAGGTATTCGGGGTCTGTATCTGGATCCCAATCTATTTCACTCCAATGCCTGTATAAAAAAGTACTGATTTTAATATGTTTGTTTAGTCTTTCATGATAGGTGTCTACGCGTATACCTTGGTCCGATATATTTTCTGCTAAGTAACCTTTATCGGCATTAGTTTCATTGTACATCATTTTACATTTATATTTACATACTTTACTTTTTACAAATCCACTGTCTATCCATTTATCTATATGTTCTGTACTAGTAAACCCTATTGCCTGTATTCTACCATCTTTTTTCTTTTCCATAAATGTTAGACCGTTTGTATCTTGTCCAGAATACTTCGCATCTAGGTGACTATAACATCCAGTTTTTTCAGTAAAAGACCATCGTTTAAAAGTAAGATCCTTAAACATGGTATCTTCAGATGCTATGTGTTCTAGTTCGTAGTTAGCAGAGAATAGTGAAGGAGATGTTAGTTTCTTTTTTGCCTGTATATCTTCTGCAGTTAATATCTTTGTAGTGTATACGTCATACTGTAGTGGTTTTGGACATAATCCCCAAGCATCATCTTTATGCCACGGAGTACCTACAAATGATATCGGTTTTCTTGGATCTATGATGTTTGTCTGTAATTCCTGTACAATTAGTTTTACCTTTTCCCTTTCAGCTTTACTTATACGATCTCTAATAGTGATTATATCATCACATATAATTTTATCGTAGTGTTTACCAGTGATACCAGTATCAATACCATAAGCATCGATATTCCCTTCTGGAGTAGATGTTTTTTTAGCTTCTAATGTCAGTTTATTATCTCTATCAATTATTAACCTTGGGATTTTACCTTGTACATTGTAGAATATATACTGGATTGTTTCCATCTTTAAAATGTTTGATATTGTTTTAAGTAGTTCAGAGGCATCATTATAGGATTTCCGAATTATAGCTATTCTGTCATCAGGATTAAATAGTAACCACCATACACAACCGATTTGAAGTATAGCTGTAGATTTATACGCCCCTCTGTGTGCTTGTAAAGATCTGAAATCATTTGTGTCCCAGATATAACGAATCATAAAAGAGTGTAATTGTGTTAGTTTATCTTTTCCGACTAAATGACCTAAAATATGAGGATAGTTTCTTATTTGTGTTATTTCTTTTTCACCTATGTTTATCAACGTTTTATTATATACCTTCTATATCCCTAATTATAATTTCATTCATCTAATTTTCCTCATTTTATCCATTTTTATCAACTAATAAATTATAATATATTCCACCAGTGTACAGAGTTCAATAGTACATATAGGATCGAATTGTATTATGCATTCTATCTCTAGGTCTTCTAATACACGCTTTAGTATCGTTCTAAGGTCTGTTAAATCATTTGTGATGGTATTGTATTGTTTTATTACATTGTCTGTTTTATGCATCTACATCACCTGCTAGTACGTTGTTACATGTATCACAATAAGTATCGTCAAGTTTACAGGATCTGCATACTTGTATTTCTCTTTACTGTTTTATGTGTAGTGTCTGATAATGCCCTACCATATATTTTTACATCATTTACCAAGTTGTCAAATCCTGCCTCCCTATTGTTTATGCCTCTTCTTTTTTAGTATCTTCTTCTAGTTTAGGTGCTGGAGAAAGTAGATGTTTAAAGATATCGCTAAATACTTTAATTGTTTCCTCTTGTGTTTTCCCCTTGAAAATTAGTATAGGTCTTTTTTTACTTTTTAAGTGTAGATAGATTCTCTTTTTTCCAACTATTTCTACATTAGAAAAGTCATCCTCTCTGTAAAGCACTTGCATTAAATTTCTGTACATCTTTTATCCTTTGTTTTTAGTAAAAGACAAGGTTATCACAAATGGGGTTTTATGTCACTCGTGAGCCTTGTCTTTCCAAGTTGTCATTAGCTAACTACTTCTAATTTTAAGTTTACTTATTTTCCGCCATAAGCATCGATGACTACATTATAAACATAGTTTGTCGCCCCATCCCTTTTAGTCATATATATGTATTTATTGGTTGTTTTACATACTGTACGGGATCATTAGCATATACAGGAATCGAACCTGTTTTTCCCTATAACCTTTACAGTTTTAGAGTACATTGCCATAATGTTAATATGCCATATAATGTAGGTAGGATTCAACAACAAAGTAAAAAGAGTTTCGTCTTTGAGAAGGTTTACAACTTTCCTCCTACCTACATTATATTATTAAACATATTTTTATTTTTTTGTTAAAAATTTATATATTTTTTCATCTTTTAATTTTTCTTTAATTAGTTTAGCAAGATGCTGTATCTCATAATGAGCTTTATTATCATCACGTAATTCTAAAAAATTTATAAGTGATCGTAAATTGATAGTAGTTACCAGTCCGGTTCTAAAACTTTCTGGTAGAATATATTTTACATCGTCATTAGGTATACCCTCTAGTAGCATTAGCTGTATATTACGCAGATTACCTGATAATACATTATATATTATATTTACTACACGTATACCCCTTTCCAACATTGGGATTACACAATAATCTTTAGGATCTATTACTTTTGTATCTTTTAATAGTTTTTTTAGTGTAAATCTACTACTTTCTACTGTATAAGATGCTATACGATGACGTACTAATTCCTGTAAGCATAATCTACTGATACCCACTATTTCTAATGATATGTTTATATGCTCCATAACGGACTCATGCTTGTAGACTTTACCTACCTTGTAAAAAAGATCTTCTGTAACGTCTTCTAATTTGTATGGTTTACCTACTGCCTTTAAAGCTACCCCAATTGGTGTTACTTGTAATTTATTTACTTGTATTCTGTCCATTGTTTATCCTTTTCTATAGTCCGTCGGTTATCTCAAATACGTTCATCAGCTGTGATTCTGCTTCTTTAGATACTTGGAACTGATTATTGTTTACTGTAGTGTTGTTTACTGTATTTGTAGGTTCTATGAACTGTACATACTTATTCAGCATGTTTAATGCTTTGTCCCTGTCTGGCAGTTTGATTGTAGTTACTTTTGTATTAGCGTCTTTTCCGTAATACTTCATTTCTAAACTATCTAGACATGCTTTACGCCATTGTACTGGTATAGTATTTAGTTTTTTTACAGTATTGTCTTCATTAAAAAAGTCAGCTAAATCATAAAAAGCCCTTCTGTACCAGTAATCGGCTAATCTTTGTTTTATAGGTGATTTTATAACAGTGATATTTTCACCTATAATCCGTTTAATTGATTCCTGCACGTTTTTACTTTTATATACCTGACTAGCACCTGCTACATTAAACGGGTTGTTATCCGTTTTGTATGTATATCCTGCTTTTTCATAAGCATCTAATTTATCAAAGTTGTTTATACAAAAATAAAATGCAAACTTTCTTTGTTTATTAGATAATTGTGGAATATCATCTAGGTATGTAGTTAGTTTCTTGATCTGTCCAAGTGCATAAGTTACATTTAATTCGTTGTCTAGTAATTCTTGTTTAAAATTCATACTATAATTATAGTAAAAATACTAAAAAAAGTAAAGTAGTAATTTATTATATTTTCAATTTTGAACACTTTTTTAGTACTTTTTTAGGTGTTTTTATACAAAAATATAGCCTTTTTGTAATAGTTTAAACAAAAAAGGCTATAAAACGTTGTTATTTTGTAATGTTTAATGGGATCGGTGTCTTTTCTTATACATACTGTTGAAAGTTGAATTTTGACATTTATTTTTCCTCTTTTCTATTTTTTGATGCTGTACTACTAAAGCCATCTTTATATCTACCATCTTTTGGAGCTTGTAACTTTTTTAAATTACCCTGTAGTACTTTTCTAATATCTACTCCTAGCTGTGAGGCAAGGTTAATTACTAAATACATCATATATGTAAATGTACTATTATTAGGAGTATCTACAAACTTTCCAATACGTACCCAAATATAATTCGCTGTTATCTGTGGGCTTTGTATATGGAAGCCGTAATTTAATAGTGTAAAGTGTCTTAAATCGTATAACCTAGAAGCGTACCACATAAAGTCACCAAACTCGTTTTCTAGTTTTTTCATATCTAAATCATGTTTATGATCCCAATGTTTTTTCAGTATACTGTAAACTTCTCCAAACTCTTCGCCCAAACATCCAGCATACCTTAGTAACTTTGTATCTAAAGTAATTTTCTGATTACAGGTTTTTCTTGATGCCACACAGTATTCTTGCCATTGCACATTAAATAGTAAATCTTTGTACATATTGTTTTACTCCCGTTTTTTAATCTATTAAATCTATATAGTCATTTTTTAATCCCCTTATCTATTATACTATATTTTTGATTATTGTCAAACCATTTTTTGTAAAAGTTATATAACTCTTTGTTTTCTTGTAAGACAAACTGCTCAACACTGTTTGAGCTCCTTAAATTTGCCGACCCTGACAAAACCAAATAAATGTTTGATATTTGCATTAAACATATTTTTGTATGATTACGCATAACCAGTAAATCAAATTTATTATCAATATCACATTTTTTTAAAACATAAGGAATTAATTTATTTTTTTCGTGAGAATAAAAATAATTACTTATCATAAGATTTAATTTGTTTTTTATATAACCATTTTCAATTAATCCTGCAAGGCTGTCAACATTGTTTTGACTCATTGACAATGTTGATACATACATCTCATTACATATTACATTTTTCTCAACTAATAAAGCTTCTATGAAATCACCAAAAATAAAATTCCCTTGCACGATGTAGTGTAATTGCTCTCTAGGAAATAATTTTACATTTAACGCCAATTCTTTAGCATTTTTATAATGTATTTTTGTTTCTAATTTTGTAAGTTTAGGTTTTATATATCGATTGTCTATTTTTTCAATACCATCAAAATCAAAATCTTCCATTTTGAAATCTAGTTTAATGTCATCTGCACCCAAAAAATCATTAAAATCTAAATTCATTTAAAACTCCTCTTACATCATCAACAGATTTTACAATAAAATAATTAAAGCCGAGAATTTTAATCTTTTCTTCAAAAAGTACTTGAGGTTTTGACTGCTTCCCTGTTTCTGCTTTGACTTCTAATGATATTAATAAACCATCATTGAGAAATAAAATTAGATCTGGTGCACCGCTTCGCAAACCCATACTTTTTAATTTTGACATTCTTATTTGGGCGTCACGACCTGCACCTGCCGCTTCATTCGGAATGCTACAAAAGAAGATTTTTTTTGATTGTAAATATTTGACGATATTTGTTTGTATTTTTGCTTCACTCATACCCACATAATAATATTTTTTCTTAAAAAAGTCAAGCCTTGTTTTTGTTGATGGGAGGGGGACACCCCCTTAAGGGGGGGTGTCCTCCCCCTCTACTCAACACAAAAACCACTAAAGGTAATTCTAAAACTCGATTGTAAAACACTAAAAATTGCAATCGAGTAAAAAAAACAATCGAGTAAAACTACACTCGTATTATCATTATAACGACAATATAGATGATTTTTTTGTAAAACACGATTGTAATAGTTTTTTTGAGCTTTTTTGTAGTCGAGTAAAACTGCAAAAACTACAAGTGTAATACTCTCTCATTTACTCGATTGCATCACGCTTACTCGATTAGTGTTTTTATAGTTTTACAATCGAGTAAATGAGCTATACTCCTACTATATAGCTAATACAGTGTAAATGTAAAAAAAATGTAAAATTATACAACAATAAGTCGTTTTAACTCTTTTTACATTTTTTAAAATAAATATTGACATTATCGCTTTATTATATTATATTGTGTAATATAATATAAAGGGGTTTTTGTATGAAAAGAAATATGGCTTTTTCATTAAGTGATGATGTGATTGAGAAAATTGGTAATCTAGCAAAAATTAAAAAATGGAAGAAAACGACTCTAATAGAAGAGTTAGTTAGAAGTATTGAAATCAATGAAAATGGAAAATTTTTCTTGAAAGGAATTAATAATGAATGATTTTGATTTTATTTTCAAAAATGTTGAGCGTGACGAATATGAAGAGATTAATCAAAAAGAGTGGCTTGATGCGTACCCTGAACAATTTAATGATTTTCATCAAAAATGTGGAAAAAATCATTGTACGCTAGTTGATGTTGATGCGATGTTAGAAAGAGAAACCGATGAAAATATTAAAAAAATGCTAGGTGATTGGCTGTATTTAATGCATTCTGGAATTAGAAGTTACGAAAGAAAAAAAGTAATTAAAAATCTTTGTAAATTAATGGCTTGTGCAGAAAGTACCGCGTCAGATTATTTAAAAATTAGTAATAAAAACGGAATGTTATATTTATTTATCAAAAATGGCTTGATTGCACTTTGTGGGAATGAAAGAGATAGATCGTATAACGATTACACGCTCACAAGTAAGCGATTTGATTATATGTTAAGTCGTTTCGATTTTGCAAATTGGACAGAATTTAAAACAAAAACCAATTCTAATTTTGAAGTATAATTAAAACAAATAAACTTCATATATTTATAAATAAAGCTTGACTTTTTATAAATAATTGAGTATACTATATATAGAGAGTAACAAAAAAGGAGTTTATTATGAAAAGATTAACTAGAATTGAGAGATTA